CGGAAGTCGGCGCATCGGCGGACACCTGGGGCACGAAGTGGAACACGAACAGCGACCTGATCGACGGCGTATTCGCCGCCGGCGGCGGCGGCACGTCGGTGGGCCTCAACGTCGGCACCGGCAAGACGCTGGCGGTGGGCGGGACGCTGACGGTCACCGGGTCGGCGTCGGTTGCGTTTGCTGCCGGCACCGTTTCGGCTCCGTCGATCACCGCCAACGGCGACACCAACACCGGCATCTTCTTCCCCGCCGCAGACACGATTGCGTTTACGGAGGGCGGCGTTGAGGCGGCTAGGTTTGACTCTTCTGGAAGATTCGGTATTGGCACCGAAGCCAACGCTCTTACCAATGCCTTGACGGTTTACCGCACCGGCTCAACGCAGTCGGCAATGGCTGCTGGCAACAGCAACACCGGCTTGAACGGCACGCTGTTTGGCGTAGACACGACTGGCAACGGCATCATCAACCAGACCCAAGCGTTGCCGTTGATTTTTAGCACCAGCAATACGGAGCGGATGCGCCTTGAGAGCGGCGGCAATCTTGCCTTTAGCAGCACCGGGCAGCGCATCACGGGCGACATGACTAATGCCACGCTCACGAACAGACTTGCATTTCAGACCAGCACGGCGAATGGAAACACGACGGTTCTTGCGCTGCCGAACGGGACTTCAACTACTTCTCAATTTCTTGCTTTTAACACTGCTGACCCTACCAATTCGTCAAACGCAGCACTCGTTGCAACATCTACCGCGGTACGGCTTTCGTCTGGTCAGTCGGGAACGGGGTCTTACCTTCCGCTGACCTTCTTCACGAACGGTTCAGAGCAGGCTCGGCTTGACACTTCCGGCAACCTCGGCATCGGGACGAGTTCGCCTAATACGAGACTTGAAGTTGCAAACAGTGCAACTGGCCTTCCTATCGTTCGTCTTTCTGGTTTTAACAGCGCAGACAACAGCGCATTTTCAACCATTCAGTTTTACAACGAAGATGCTTCTCAACAAGGGCCAAACATTGCGGCATCAATAAAAGCATTAACCGCAGCAAATACAGACGGCTCTGGCGGTCAACTTTCTTTCTCAACCTCAACAGGTACAGCGTCAGAAGGCCAAGAGGCTGTTGAACGCGCCCGCATCACGAGCGGGGGGTATAGCAAGTTCAGTAACAGCGGCTCTTATGACGACGCAACCGGCGCGTATCACGAACTGCGTCAAACCGCAAATAGCACAGGCGTTCTTTGCTCAAACACGGTTGCTTCGTTTACCGGATCAAACATTATTTCCGGCATATATGGCACTGTTGCAGGTACCGGCTTCAGGCACTTTGATTGTTTGAACAGTGCGGCCGCGTCAGTGTTTTTTGTACGCGGAGATGGCAATGCGTACAACACCAACGGCACCTACGGCACGATTTCAGACCAAAGGCTGAAGCAAGATATTGCAGATGCGCCGAGTCAGTGGAACGACATAAAGGCAATTCAGTTTCGCAAGTACCGCATGAAAGCGGATGTAGAGGCGAATCCAGACGCGCCGGAATTGCTTGGCGTAGTCGCTCAGGAATTGGAGCAAACGTCACCGGGGCTTGTGGACGAAGGGTCTGACGGCATCAAGTCGGTAAAATCGTCCATCTTGCTGATGAAAGCCGCCGTCGCTCTGCAAGAAGCAATGGCGCGTATTGAACAACTTGAGGCGAAAGTCGCCGCATTGGAGAGCAAATAAATGTCTACGGTAATCACATGGAACATTTCCGTCTTGAACTGCATCCCGCAAACCGCAGAGGGCGCGGATTACGTCGTCACGGCGCACTGGCAGTGCAACGGCGTAGACGGCCAATACAACGGCAGCGTCTACTCGACCTGTTCGTTTCCCGTCGTGCAGGGTGCGTTCACCCCGTATGACCAACTGACGAAAGATCAAGTGTTGGGCTGGATCTGGGCGAATGGCGTGGACAAGGACGCTACAGAGGCTGCCGTGCAGCAGCAGATTGACAATCAGATTAACCCGCCGGTCGTCTCGCCGCCGCTGCCGTGGGTGTCGCCGTGATTAACCTCACGCTGACGACCGAAGAAGTTAACGCCATCCTGCAAGTGCTTGGACAGTTGCCGACGAGCAGCGGTGCGTGGCCCCTTGTCGTCAAAATCAAGGAGCAGGCAGAGCCGCAGGTTGTGAAGGAGATCGAGCCGTGACAGCCCCGATCGAGCGCGTGGGCGACGTCGCCGCCGCCGGCAGCGTGACCGCCGCCAGCGTGTCGTGGATGACCCAGGCCAACGAGATCATTTCGCTGGTCGCCGGGCTCATCGCCATCGCGGCCGGCTGCTTCGCGATCGCCGTACACTTCAAGAATTTGAGGAAGCCCTGATGGAGCCACGCTGGCTCAAGAGCGCGCGCGCCTTCCTCAGCCTTCGGGAGATTCCCGGCAAGGCGACCGCGCCCGTCATCGCGCGCTGGCTGCGCGAGCTCAAGGCGTGGTGGTCGGATGATGAGACCCCGTGGTGCGGCACCTTCGTCGCCGCCGTGCTCGAGGGCGAGGGCATCCGGCGCCCGAAGCATTGGTACCGCGCCAGGGCGTGGCTCGACTGGGGCGACCATATCCGTGAGCCCGCCGTGGGCGCCGTCGTAATCCTTGACCGCAAGGGCGGCGGCCACGTCGGGTTCGTGGTCGGAAACGACGAAGCCGGGCGCCTGATGGTGCTCGGCGGGAACCAGGGCAACGCCGTGACGGTGGCTCCATTTGATCGCGCCCGGGTGCTCGGCTACCGCTGGCCCCCGGGCTTCACCGTGCTGGGCTGCCCCATGCCGCTCATCGCATCCAACGGGGCGAAGGCCTCGGCCAACGAAGCATAGGAGATGAACATGAACGCAGAACAGATCGCCGGGATCGTCCGCGCCGTCGTGGCCGCGGTGGGCGGCTACCTCGTCGGCAAGGGCCTCGCCGACGCCGAGACCGTCGCGGCCGTGGGCGGCGCGCTCGCCACCCTCGCCGTGGCCGTCTGGTCGGTGCTGTCCAAGAAGAAGCCCGAGGCGGCGTGAAGCTCTGGCTGGGGGCGGGACTGGCGCTTGCGCTGGCCGCCCTCGGCTGGGCCGGCTACCGGACGGCGTACCAGAGCGGCCACGAGGCCGGCTCGGCGGCCGTGAGGGCGGAGTGGTACCTTGAGCGGGCGAAGGCCGCAGAGGCCGCCAGAGAGGCCGAGGCGCTGATTTACGCCAGGCACCAGGAGGTAGAGCGTGGACTGTCGGAGAGGTTGGACGCCGCTGATCGCCGTGGCCGCGAGCTTGCTCGCCGGCTGCGCGACGCCCGCGCCGCCCCCGGCGTGCCCGCCGCCTGTCCCGGTGCCGCCGCGGCTGATGTCGCCCCCGGAGAGCCCGGCGACGCGCGAGCGATTGACGAGGCTTTTATCGCTCACCTCGGGGCGTGCGAGCGAGACGCCGAGCGGCTCGCCGAGCTCCAGAGACTGACAGAGGATTGACGTGGCACTTATTCCGCTGAACATCCAGCCGGGCGTGTACCGCAACGGCACCGAGTACCAGAGCCGCGGGCGCTGGCGTGACGCCTCGCTCGTGCGCTGGTACGAGAACACCATGCGCCCCGTGGGCGGCTGGCGCAAGCGCGCCTCCGGGCAGGTCACGGGCAAGTGCCGCGGCCTCCTGGCGTGGCGCTCGAACGCCAACGCGCGATGGATCGGCATCGGGACGCACTCGAAGCTGTACGCCATGAACGAGGCCGGGACCCTGACCGACATCACCCCGGCGGGCTTCACGCCCGGCAACGCCGACGCGGTGCTGAACCTTGGGTATGGCGGCGGCCCCTACGGGCTGTTCTCCTACGGCACCCCGCGCCCGGACACGGGCACGGTGACGCCGGCCACGACCTGGACGCTCGACAACTGGGGCGAGTTCCTGCTGGCGTGCAGCAACGCAGACGGCAAGATCTACGAGTGGGACCTCAACACCGCGAACGACGGCGTGGCGCTTGCGAACGCGCCGACCGGCAACAAGGCCGTGCTCGTGACGGCCGAGCGGTTCGTGTTCGCCCTCGGCGCCGGCGGCAACGCGCGAAAGGTGGCCTGGTCCGACCAAGAAGACAACACCATGTGGACCCCGGCCATCACGAACCA